GGCTCCGGCCGCTTCATCGCCACCTTCTGCGCAAACGTGAGCGCCAGCGCATCCCCTTCATCGGGCGACGGCACATCCCGCATCCGCATTTCTTTCTTGGACTCCAGCCAGACGCGCTGTTGCAGGTCTTCGCGCAAGCCGGGCGCGGTCAGGTCGTTCTCAAGGCGGGGCGACTTGTCAATCGCGGCGGTGAGCAGCCAATCTTTCATCCGGCCCCACATCATGTCCCGCATATAGCGATACTTGTTATCCGGCGAATCTGCGCCGAAGTTTACTTCAAGCAGATTTTTATGTCCAAGTTCCCTGAGACGGGTGCCGACGCTGCCGGCGATGCCGGCGGAGTCGAGGAAGAGCATGGCGACGCGCTGCCCGTTGTAGCTGCCGGCGAGCACGTCGGCCAGTCGGTTTGTAAGGACTGACGGATCGCGAGTGAGTTCGCCAGAGATTCGAATCGCCGGAATCGAACGAGCGTCCCGACCGCGCCGAAAGCGGATAACGTTCGCATCTTTTCCGCCCCATGCGAGATCGCATCCGGCCACAAGGGGTTCGTCATCGAGCACCTCCACCTGTCGTTTCTGCGCCTCGAGCACGCGCTGCGCGTCAATAAACTGGCTGTCCTCAGCCTTGGGCGGCACGCCTCGCACGCGCACCCGAAACCGGTCGCTATCCTCGCCGCCCCACGCTTCCAGCTGCTCGCCAATCAATTCTTTATTGGGGAATCGGCAAGTGCGCGCATCAATCACCCACGTCTTCCAGCCGTGCGACTTCTCGCCGAATACGATGTCATGGAATGAGCCTCTGCGCCGCGTCGGGTTGCCGAAGAGGAAATGCATCGGCTCGCCGTCCGTCAAGCCGCCTTCCTGCACTTCGTGGATGATCTCCGGAACGTTGCTGTCTTCGTCGTTGATGTAGAAGCTCGTGCTGTTCGCGTTGTGCTGGCCGGCAAAGCTCTCGCTGTTGTCCGGGTCGCACGTCTGCGGGCTCACCTTCCAAGCGTCTCTGTGCCCGGCCCGATACAGGATGCTCGTGTTAATCACGAACCAGTGCGCGGTCAGGGCCCGCTTCGCCCACGTCGTGATACTCGGCCATGTCTTGTCTTGCAACTGCGGCCCGGTATTCGCCGTCACCACGCCTTTCGCGTTGCGCCGCGTCGACATGAGGAAGGCCACCACCATGCCCGTGAGCGCGCCTTTGCCGATGCCGTGGCCGCTTGAGACGGCGGCCTTGATGGGCATCACGGCGTCGATGCCGTTGAAGTTGCGCTGCGTGATTTCGTGGCCGAGCCACTCAAGGAACTCGCACTGCCAGATGTCAGGCTCTTGGTAGGGCTCGAGCGGACCCGGTTCGCCCCACGGGAAGGCGCCGCGGACCCAGGCGAGCGGATTGGCGTAGTGCTCGCCGCAGAATTCGTGGAGCTCGCGTTCGAAGTCTCGAGCGGTGGGCGCCGCGAGCTCGGTCATGGCAGGGAGGGAGGAATCAGGACTAGCGGCGGTTGCTGCGCGTAGGCGCGATGGGCATTCAGCGCATCGGCGAGGGCTGCCAGGCTCATGGCGGACACCGGATATTGACAGGTGGGACAATAGCAGCGCACGCACGATCCGAGTGGCACTAATTCGCCGGCGCGGAGGTCGTCAGGCGTCATGGCGTTCCGCCTTGACCACAACGCCTTCGACGCCGAATTCAATCGCTTGCGGATCCTGAAAAATACCGTTGATGAGGTGTAAGAGATGCTCGAGCGCATACACCTCGGGCTTGTGGAGAATCACCTGCACGGTCAAGGTGTAGCGTTCATCGCTCATCCGCTACCTCGCGCTCTCGCCTTCGCGCGGTCGAGGAGGGAGAGCATCTCCTCTGGTGCGCTGATTTCGACCTTATCTTTGAGCCAGCCATTCGCGCGAGCACCCAGCTGCAGCGCATCCGTCTTCGACCACAGTTTTATTTCGACGGTGGTGTCCTGCGCGCCATCGCCTGCCGTCAGATTCTCCGTCTTCACCTTCACGCTCGAGATGCACTTGCGAATCTCGGGCGGCATATCCTGAATCTGGCGCAGCGTGAAGGTGCGCGAGCCTTTGTGCACGCGGTCGAAGAGTTGTGCCACGTCGGAGAAGGCGAGGAAGCGCACTTCTCGGTCCCATTCGTCCTTCGTGATGGCGTTCTTCGAGCCTTTTGGGCGGCCTGGACCGGGTCCACGCTTCAACGTCGGCGGATGGCCTTTAGGATTTGGCAAGCGGTTACCGATCCGGTTTCAGACAAGATTCATACCACATCTGTCAAGTATTGTTACCACGTTACTACCGTTACCGCTAGTTTGAGCATGAGATCCGCGCGAAGTCCTATACGTATGCGAGATGTGTGTGGTAACAGTGGTAACGTGGTAACTACGGAACAAAAACGTCATTTTCTGTTACCACGTTACCACCTGGATACCACGCCTTGAGAATAGCCGAGCCTTGACGCACGGTCCGACGCTGCCATCCAGCGAGCCGTAAGATGCGTGCTATCCGCATTTGCGAGGATTTATCGAGTTGATTGAGCGGGATTTTCAGGGCCGCACTCGCGATATCAGGCACGGTGATAAAGTCAACATGCTGAAGACGTTGGCCGTCAATCCACGTGGTAACAGCGTCGGTCCAATCGTCGTATTGCTGGCGCTCCGCCTGTTGGTCGACCGCACTGTCGGGCGTGTCCCACCAGGAGGCGCCGGCCCGCCAGAGGACTAAGGCTTCGGCGAAGAGTTGGTCCCGCATAGCCGACAGACCGTCGATGTCGATCGTGCCACAGCGAATAGGCCAGAAGCGACGGAGGCCGGTTTCGTCGATACCCCAATCGTCGGTATTCGTGGTGCCGGCGAAGGCGCATTGACGGGGGAACTCGAGGGCGTTGCGGCCGTAGCTGGGGCGGTAGTGGTCACTGCGTGTGCTCATCATGCTCTTGACGTGCGCCACGTCAGAGCGGCTGAAAGATTGAAGTTCAGAGATTTCGAGGAGCCACTTGCCGCGGAGCGATTGGAGGAAATCCTTCGTGCTCACCGCTTCGTTGATGACGGCATACCACGCGCCGCCGAGCACGTCGAGGGCTGAGGATTTCCGGATGCCTTGCTTGCCTTCGAACACCGGCATCGTATCGAGCTTGCAGCCAGGCGCCATGACACGCGCGACGAGGCCAACGAGGAAGTTTTGACTCACCGCCCGCACATAATCCGATGGCTGCGCGTCAGCGCCCCAATAATCCTCGAGGGCGTGCGCAATGCGAGGCACGCCATCCCAGCCGAGCGCAGTCAACCAGTCACGCACGGCATGGCGCGTGCGCTGTTTCGCCACCAGTCGCACCGCCTTCGCCACGAGATGATCGGCAATCGTCGCGATGCCGGCCGTGTCCTGCATGTAGACGGTCAGCCGAAAATCATCCTCTTCCCGCCATTCTCGCGTGGGGCTGTTCGCGATGAAGATGCGATCGAGGAATTCGTCATACCAGAGGAAGGTCGGGCCGAAGGCAGGATCGTGTTGGAGGACGCGCACAGCGTTGGTGAGGGTGGAACGAGGACCGCGGTCCGTGCAGTCGAGAAGACCAGACCAATCAGGCGATGAGGACACAAGATCACCCCTTGCTAGGTGGAAAAGTGTCGGGCCACATCATGAGCAAGCATGACGTGCGCTCGAAAGCGAGGAACCGGCCAGTCCCCGCCCGACGTGAACACGGTATTTTATCACAACGACAACGGCAAGACCCTATGCCCCTTTGCTGACGTTTTACAAGACCGCTACATCTTGGGGTCTGCACCGATGCGCTCGAGGAACGGATCGGAGAACACGCGCTCGAGAAACGCAATCGCCGCCCCACTCTTCACCATCGATCCTGTGAACCGATAGACCTTCCAGCCGGCGAGCGTGAGGAGGTTGGCCTTCTCGCAGTCTGCGGCCATCCCCTGCGCGCGATTGTGACGGCCCATCATGCGGTCGCCGCCGTCGACTTCACAGCACATCTTCAGCGTTGGCCACGCGAGGTCCAGCCGGAAGCGGCGACCAGGGATCGCGCCTTCGTATTCGCGCACGCCGCGCGGGAGGCGCAGGCCGCTGATGTGGAGGGCGAGCAGATCGGCGAGATCGGTTTTTCCGAGCGCGACGTTGGTGCGGATGTTCATATAAGATGACAGAGTTCGCGCATGCGAGTGCGATAGTGCAGATCGAGTTTCGCGATTTCTCGTTCAAGCACATCATCGCCGAGATGCGCGCGGAAAACTTCAGGCGTCCACCCGTGGCAATAGCGGCACAGGCCACTCGGCAGTTCGCGCCAATCAGACGAGGTAAAGACTCGACAATGGCATAGCTTCGGATGTGATAGTTGTTCAATTCTGACACTTTGTTGCCACTCATGCCTTTGCTTATCGATGGCCGCTCGTTGCTCATATCCGCGTCGTTCGTTCTCAGCGTTGATGGCTCGTTGGGCCGATCGCTCCTCGCGCTGAATAGGGTCAGCCGCATCGGGATCTAATTCTGAGAGGATATCCACTTCGCATATTTGCGAGAGGCCATAGGTTTCGGCGTGTTCCTTCGCGAGTGCCTCAGAATCGTAAGTAGCCACGACCCACTGACTGTCGTAGTCGCCGTCCCATACCTGCCAAATCTTCATAGCGCCACCTCCACCCGCGCCGCGGTGTAGCGTCGAATCTCTTCCCGCATCGCGCCGAGTTGCACGCTCAGCCCGCTCTGCCGCGCTTCCGCCGCTTGCAGATGCGTGAGCGCCACGTCGACCATCTCGCGGTAGACAAGCAGTTCCGCGCGCAGGGCGCAGGCTTCGTCGGCCAGCATCTGGATTAGGAGGTCATCAGCAGTCATCGGCCGAGTCTCCATTGCAGCATGAGCCGCCAGAGATAAATGCGGAAGTAGGTCGGCGTGCGTTCAAAGAGTGGCCTCATGTGCGAGACGGTAACACAACGGCTTGACTTTTACAAACCCAATCGTCTAGG